TCTTCGATGAACTCTACTGCACCTGCAATCGTCCTAGCAAAGTTAATAACAAACGTCAAATCGTCCATGCAATTGTTGTTAGTTACCGTGGAAGATACGAACCGCACGTTATTAGTGTTCTGGAGATTACGTCCTATAGGTAATACTTTGTGTGTACGCATATCTTTACTATTACCCGTGTATATTGTATGCGGTGCTATTATTATGTCCTCACGAATTACATCATCAAAAGTATAAGTAATCGTATTAGGATTATACTCACTAAGTCCACCAAACCCTATGAAATCGCCTTGGTATATGTTACCATCATTGGGCAAATAACGAAAGCATTGTGTTAATATATCCGCCAATTCTCCATCATAATACTTGTTAACATCTCCATACGATTTGCACCTCTTAACTAACTTTTTATTGAAGACAGATTTCGTGCCTACAAAGAAAAGATTGTCAGCAGGATCTGTGCCCCAAACTATACTTGGAGAACCGTCAATCTTCGCTGTTAAGTTACTACTACTCTCCAGTAATTCAAGTGCCGATAAGTTACCATTAAGCACTGTATCTTCTATGTGTTCAATGTGTAATAGTGGCATAATTAACGAAAATAAAGTAATAGGAATAGTGGTAAAGATTGAGGGCATAAAATGTTATCTACGAGGAGAATAGTAATCTTCGTTATAAAGATATGAGACAGAATTGTCATCATAACCTATAAACATATCATCGAAAGATTTGCTGCCTTGTTGTTCATAAGACTTGCAAACTTCGTTGTATTCGTTGATAGTTAGTGTACGCATGAGTTAGTAATAATTAAGGACAGAAAAAAGAGGGGCAATGTTTATGCCACCTCTAGTGATTGTGTATCTAAAAGTATCATTCCATCCATGAAATCTTGTGTCTGACCTCTAAATGAAACGTACCAATTCCACTGCTTTTGAAATACTGAACAACCGTATTTTACCTCACTAAGTATAGCATTTAAGCGGGACTTAGTAGTGACAGTCTGCCATCCGCAACTTGAAACCTTTACAGCATTTGTAGAGTGGTCTACTGTTGCGATGTTGTGACCATGTAGGAAAATGTTTGAGCAGTTTGTAGAATCGTTGAAAGAAACTTGAGTATTAGATGAACTCCAGTTACCCTTATTAGAGATAGCGAAGTTCATTTGTCTTTCGATTTTACGCATGTGATGAAAATTAGAGTAAATGTTGCGTGGTGTCTCTCCCACCTTTATATAATAGCAAAAAATGCCCACTATAGGGAGAATAGTGGACACTTTGTGAACTGGTCGGGTTAGGGGTGCGGATTGTATAAACCCAAGTAATATACAAAGGCACACACTACGATAACCATTAGGAGGCCAATTATGTAAACCATAGTATCAATAATTGTGCAAAGTACGGTATGGTTTGTAACACTTTTCATAATCAGATTGAGTCTGTAAAGTGTCAATTAAGCAAGACAATCCTTGAGTTTGATTTCTATCCTCAATTGCTTGTTGTGCATAATACTGTTGCAATTCGTTAGTGTTCATTAATAATCAATATCAGAGGTTAAGTATGCATCAAGGTCGAAATCTTTCTGATCTTGCATCTCTGGAAGATCAAAGATTCGTGCCTCTTGTTTATTCAATTGGTCAAGAATGTCTTCTGACATAATGATAGTTAATGAAGGAATAAAGAGAGGGCTAGTTGTTACTAACCCTCATCACAGTTAGTGATACTTAGAGTGCTGTTTGCACCTCTACGATATCATCTAACACTGCCAAGATTTCATTGCCATTGTTTGCATTATCAAGCAGGAATTCTGCGAAGTTAGATGATACAAACTGTGTGCTGTCGAATGACATAATAAAGAAGAAAGATTGGACTGAGTGACTGTCTTTTTAGTGGCATAGTCATTCCACATTGTTATCAATTAGCGAGAGTAATCTTCAAAGCGTTGTTGTGCTTTAACAGATGCAATCTCTTCTAATTCTTTCCTACTAATTACATCATCTTTGTGAGTGATGTATAGTTCTGATAGAATCTCTTCAAAGAAAGTTTCTAATAGTGCTTCATTTCTTAAACTTGACATGATCAATTATCCTCCAAAGTAACAAATTGTGCTGGCATATGCTCGGATGTAACTGAATACTTACAGTCCTTAATATACTCTCTTACTTGATAATAAAACTCATCACGAGATATTATCATTTTCTTTTGCATATCACCTCTGAAAGATAATACTTTGAGCATACGATTGCTGATTAGTGTACCATCCCAATTCTTTACAGGATAGAAATCAACAACCATATTTCCGTCTCTTGATGTTACTTCCATGATGATTAAACTCCTTGATTGTTAGATTGGTCAACTGAATTATCAAATACTGATTGCAATTTAGCACCCACACTGTCAAGAATTTCTGAATCCTCGTCAGTGTCGAAGTGATCTTGATACTCATTAAGAGCAGCATCTATGAGATCCCATTGTGCGTCTGTGAGGAAATCTCTGACGACTTGATATTCAGTTTTTGTGTTTGTTGTGTTCATATTCTTATTATAGGGTATTTTGAGCAGTTTGGGGGATATAGTAGACAGCTTGCTCACTGTCCATTACGGTACTCACCCATTAGGCATTTTCCGTACCAAACTTCAGAGTGTCCATACTCTTCGGATAAGTCAAGACATAAACCCCAACACTCGTCTAAAGTTTTGAAAACTGAATTTTCATGTGGTGCGGATGCACACACAACAGCGTAAGGGAACGCTGGATTAAAAGTGGTATTTGGATTAAACATATTCTTATTATACACATAAAACCACCCCAAATGGGAGAATAGTGGACACTTTATGACCTGACCACTGAAACTGCTGCTTGCCCCTTATTGAATATAGTATCAACGACTGCCTCTACTCGCTTTGAGGTGCTAATACCAACTCTATCCCATGCTGGTATGACTACGAGTCCGAACTGTTTGTTTACATTACCCTTACGGATTACCCTCCCTATTGTTTGACTAATAGTGATATAATCCATGTTGCGTAAGAACAATGCAGCTTCTAATCCTGCTACGTTGATACCTTCAGAGAGAATACTGTGGTGCATAACTATAAACTTCTTGGTTGAATCTTTGCCCCATTTGTTTAATGTAGTAAAGAATTCTTCCCTGTTGATCTTCTTACCATCAACGATTGCACCAGTCTTCGATGTTATATACATCCAAGAATAGCCTCTCATTTCTAACTCTGAACAGAACCTAGTCTGTGATGTGAGTGATACAATCTGTGCCGTAGATCTTGCACAAATTAATATCTTGTCCATAGATTGCTCATCGATTGTTGATAACAAGTTATCGCAATCATGCTCACATTTGTGTCTACTATCGTCTTCCCTTTGTATCTTCTTGATAACAACTTTAGGTGGTAATATGTGTCCCTGTTGTACTAACTCAGGAGCAGGAATATCACATAATACTTTACCATAAACCTCCTCAGTTTCCATGCCTATCTTATCATCGGACAAGCAATGTTTAGGAGTGGCAGTGAAAAAGAAGCACCTGCTATTTGTCTTGGTTGAGTAATACTTAGCAGGAGGCTGAAAGTTCTTCTGAACACTATTATGTGCTTCATCAAAGTATAAAGTATCAATGGCAATCTTTGAGTCCTGTATCTTATGAAGAGAATGATACGTGGTAAAGATTAACTTATTGTACCTGTAATTAAGGTTTGCCCAATCACATATAGTGTCAGGATTAGTGCTTGAAAAGTGATGTGTTTCACCACTATGTACGTGCAATACTTTATACTGAAGCATTGGATGTACGTCTAGAAACTCTAGAAAATCTTCGGAAAGTTGCTGTGCTAATAGTATACGTGGAGCTACAATTACGATGGTCTTTCTATCAGGATCTTTAAGGATTACATCCCAATCACAACTATTGAACTGAGATTGTGCATCCTTAATCATACATAAAGTTTTACCACCACCAGTAGGAACTATAATTTGTCCTCTGGAATTGTCCCGTAAAGTGTTAACAACTCGTTCCTGATGAGGACGTAACTTTGTCATAGCATTTTGCGACTAATAATATAATAAACCCTATCAACTGTTAAGTCAATAGGGTTTGTGACACTTCAGAATGTGGTTAACGAGGTGAAATAGTAACAGAGACTATTGTGGCAGTTGGGTTACGTGCTAGTGCAGTTTTACGAGCATCT